AAATATAAAAAATAATATGAATATTGCATTACATATATTTTTAATTCTAATTAGTTTCGCAATTGCTTTTTTAGGTGTTGTCGTTCTTTTTAGTGTTGATGCTTTCACTGGTGGTATACTTGCCACTGGTGGGATTGTTTTAGCTTTAAAATCAATGGAGGTTTAATTATGGGTTTATCTTATAAAGGCTATAATATTAGTTGCAGACCTCTTAAAACTGATAATTTATGGCAATTAGAACTCGAGAGAAGTGGAGGAGAGATTGTACATACTTACACAATCGACCCACAAAAAACACTTTTATCGGTCGAAAAATTTGCACTAGATGAGGTCGACAAAAAAGTACTAGAGCAATCAAAACAATAAAATCTTAAAACACTAGCCCCACTTGTGGGGCTAGTGGCTCCCATTAATAGAGGTACCAACCAAATTCCAAAAATTAAAAAATTTATTTTTTTAATTTTTTAACTATCAAAATTTAGGTTCTTACATTATTTACCTTAACATTGTAGGAGATATAGAAGTAGTTGGCTTTGTGATGAAAGGGGTTTCTTTTTTGGGGACCCGAGGGTATAGTAAATATATATGACTAATACAGATTTGATGACCACCGATCAGCTACGAAAGAGGCTCGAAAAAGTGTGGCTTCAACATATAAAATTATGTCAGGATAACTTCTTGTACTTTGTAAAGAATGTTTGGCCTGATTTTATTTGTAGAACTGATAGTGATCCAGATAAATGGGGACATCATCAACACATAGCACATGAGTTTACTAGGATAGCTGAAAATAAAAAAGGAAGGCTTATTGTTAATATGCCTCCTAGACATACAAAATCAGAATTTGCATCTATATACTTTCCAGCTTGGATGATTGGTAAGAATCCTAAAATGAAATTAATGCAAGTATCACACAACGCAGAACTTTCAGGTAGATTTGGTGCTAAGGTAAGAAATTTAATTGATAGTCCAGAGTATAAACAAATCTTTGGTGATGTTAAACTTAGAGAAGATAGTAAGGCAAAAGGACGTTGGGAGACCAATCAAGGTGGGGAATACTTTGCAGCGGGTGTTGGCGGTTCTATCACAGGACGAGGGGCGGACTTACTTATTATTGATGATCCACATACTGAACAAGATTCTTTATCAGATAGTGCGATGGAGAGAACCTACGATTGGTACTTATCAGGACCAAGACAACGTTTACAACCTGGAGGCTCGATTGTTTTAGTAATGACTAGATGGGCTCAAGACGATTTGACAGGTCGATTAATAAAAGCAGAAACTGAACCTAAGGCAGACAAGTGGGAAAAAATTTCTTTTCCAGCTTTGATTGGTGAAGATGAAAATGTGCAACCTGTTTGGCCTGAGTATTGGGAATTAGATGAATTAGAAAAAGTTAAAGCGTCAATATCAATTAGAAATTGGTCTGCACAATACATGCAGAATCCAACCTCAGAAGAAGGAGCAATCTTAAAAAGAGAATGGTGGCAGCCATGGGCCGGGGATCTTCCAACTTTAAAACATGTTATACAATCATATGACACTGCATTTAGTAAAAAAGAAACTGCAGATTATTCTGCTATTACCACATGGGGAATATTCACGCCTCACGAATCTGAACCAGATGCTATTATGTTAATTGATGCAATTAAAGGTAAGTATGATTTTCCAGAATTAAAAATGGTTGCACTCGACCAATATAAATACTGGCAACCAGAAACAATAATCATAGAAGCTAAAGCTTCAGGTCAAAGTTTATTACAAGAATTCCGTAGAATGGGAATACCTGTTATGGATTACACTCCAGGACGTGGACAAGATAAACATTCAAGAGTTAATGCTTGTGCACCTTTATTCGAATCTGGACAAGTTTATTACCCTAGAGACGAACATTGGGCAGAAGAGGTTATTGAAGAATGTGCTGCGTTTCCTCATGGTCAGTACGATGATTATGTGGACAGCACCACACAAGCTATGTTAAGATATCGACAAGGTTCTTTTATAAAGACTTATTCTGACGAGGATGAGGTTCAATCTTATAAGGAACGTAAATATATATATTATTAAAAGGAGAAGACATGTCAAAATTTAAGAAAAAACTAAAGAAAGCAGTTATGGCTGGTGCAGCACTTTATGGTGCATCAAAACTTATGGGAGCATCTGGTCCTGTAGGAGATAAGTTTGCTAAAGCAAGAAAAGCTATGACTTCCAATGCTGCTATGAGAGGTGGCTCTGGTATAAAAGGTAGTGGACCATTAAGAGGTGTTGCCGATGGTATTACAAAACTAAAAAGATCAGACCTACCATCACCAAGAAATATGAAAAGTATTTTTGTACAAGATGATGGATCAATTATTAAAGGTTTAGAAAAGTTTAAGAATAAAGATGTTTATGCAAAAACTATGAAATCTAGAAGAGGAGATACTGGTAGTTTGAAAGATTTTGCAAATAAATTTATTCTTGGTAGAAAAACTCAAATGAGTATGGGTGGAGAAGCTAAAGTTAAAACTAAATTAAACGGTACGCTTAAGACAAAAACATACTAAGCTTTTATTATGGCTGAAATTGATAAAGTAATTGAAGAGGAAATAGAAACTCCTGATTCTGAAGAAGTTGATATTGAGTTAGAGGGAGAAGAACCTACAACAGTTGAAGAAGCTGTCAGTGAAACTGAAGCATTTTTTAGTAACCTTGCCGATGACATGTCTAGTGAGGTGTTACAAAGAATGTCTAATCGATTACTTGATGATTATAAAAAAGATAGAGTTTCAAGAAAAGATTGGGAAACTTCATATACTAATAATTTAGATTTATTGGGACTCAATCAAAGAGAAATGACTAGACCATTTAGGGGGTCGGCATCCGTGACTCATCCACTTTTATCAGAAGCAGTTACATCATTTCAAGCACAAGCATATAAAGAATTATTACCATCATCAGGACCAGTTAAAACTAGAGTTCTTGGAGTTGAAGATAATGAAAAAATGAATCAAGCACAAAGAGTGCAAGATTTTATGAATTACATGATCACTGAAGAAATGGAAGAATACACTCCAGAGTTTGATCAATTATTATTTTATTTAGCACTAGCAGGTTCTGCATTTAAAAAAGTCTATTACGATGAAGTGATGCAAAGAGCTGTTTCTAAATTTATACCAGCAGAAGATTTAGTAGTTCCATATTACGCAACTGATCTTATGGAATGTGAAAGAATAACTCATGTTATCAAAATGGGTGAGAATGAAATATTAAAAAAACAAGAAGCAGGTTTTTATAGAGATGTAGAATTGAAACCTACTTCTAGGGGACCAACTGAAATTGAAAAAAAATATCAAGAGCTAGAGGGAATTACACCTGGTGGGGATAAACAATATTCTTTTTCTATTTTAGAAATGCATGTAGATTGTAATTTAGAAGAGTTTGAAATGCAAAATTCAGAAAAACAAGTGAAAGTTCCTTACATCGTAACAATTGATGAAGGGTCAGGACAAATTTTATCTATCTATCGTAACTACGATATGAACGATGAGACTAAAAAAAGAAAAGAATACTTTGTACATTTTAAATTTTTACCAGGATTAGGTTTTTATGGGTTTGGATTAACTCATATGATAGGTGGATTAAGTAGAACAGCTACACAATCACTAAGACAATTACTGGATGCAGGTACATTATCAAACTTACCAGCTGGATTTAAGTCTAGAGGTATAAGAATTAGAGATGATGATCAACCATTTCAGCCAGGAGAGTTTAGAGATGTAGATGCACCGGGTGGAAACATCAAAGATCAGTTTCAAATTTTACCATTTAAAGAACCATCAGCTACATTATACCAATTAATGGGCTTTGTTGTACAAGCTGGACAGAAGTTTGCAGCGATTACTAACATGGATACAGGTAATGATTTACAAAATAGAGCTGTTGGCACGACTGTTTCGTTGTTAGAACGTGGTTCGAGGGTCATGAGTGCTATACACAAGAGATGTTACTACTCTATGAGAAGAGAATTTAGACTTTTATCAAAAGTATTTGCTACTTATCTACCACCAATCTACCCATATTCAGTATATGGTGCAGATCAAGCAGTAAAACAAACTGATTTCGATGATAGAGTAGATGTTATACCAGTTGCCGACCCTAATATCATGAGTATGGCACAAAGAGTAACCTTAGCTAATGAAAATTTAAAGATTGCTATGTCAAATCCTATGATGCACAACTTAAGAGAAGCATATCGAAGAGTATATGAAGCATTAGGGACTCAAGATATCGATCAATTGCTTATACCTCAAGAAAGACCAATGCCAAAAGACCCAGCAACTGAGAATATGGAAGCTATTATGCAAAAACCATTAAGAGCATTTCCAACTCAAGATCATAAAGCACACATTGCAGCTCATAGAGCTTTTATGTCTACAAGAATGGTACAAATTAATCCACAAGTGTATGCTGCATTACAAGCACACATATCTGAACACGTTTCTATGTTAGCACAAGGTGAAGTTGGAGCTATGATTCAAGATGATCCTATGATGCAACAAATGTTACAAGCAGATCCTGAAGCAGCAGAGATAAAAATATCATCAATGGTTGCTCAAAGAGTAGCAGAGCTTACAACTGAACTTGCACAAAGTGAGGCTATGGGTCAAAAACAAGATCCTTTGGTTATGTTAAAACAAAGAGAACTAGATTTAAAAGCATTAGATTTACAAAGAAAAGCAGAGCAAGATATGAACTCAAATGAGATTAGAGAAAATGAAATTGATGAAAGATTAGAAATTGAAAAAATTAAATTAGAAAATAATGAGGATCAAGCAGCAGAAAGAATTAGAATCGCTGATGCTAAAGTAGATATTGCTAGAAAGAGAGTTAAAAAATGAGTTTCTTAAAAAAAATATTACAAAAAATTTTAAATTATGATGAGTTAGATTTAAGAATAAGAAAACTTGAAAGAAAAAATTATTGGAGAGAAAAGTATCATGGCAGATCCTAAGAAAGGTACTGGTAAAAAACCTAAAAATACAGGCAGAAGACTCTACACAGACGAAAATCCTAGAGACACTGTAAAAATAAAATTTGCTACTCCTAGTGATGCTAAAGCCACAGTTAAAAAAGTAAATAAAATTAATAAACCTTTTGCTAGAAAAATTCAAATATTAACTGTTATGGAGCAACGTGCAAAAGTTATGAAAAAAAATGAAGTTGTTAAAATTTCTAAAAAAGCAAAAGAAAATTTAAGAAAGAGGTTTGCATAATGCCTCTTACTGCTAAAGGAAAAAAATTAAAATCTAAATTTAGAGAACAATATGGTAAGAAAAAAGGAGACTCTGTTTTTTATGCTATGGAGAATTCTGGTAAGTTAAAAAAAGTTATTAAAGCTAGAGTAGGTGCTGCTGCAGATCAATATGGTGGTTCAAAATCATCATCTGGAGGTAATGGAAGAGATCCATCAAAACAATATGAGACCACAAAACCAAAAGGTGAAAGAATTTCTGATACTGGTAGAAAATCATTACAACAACAAAGAACACAAGCTTTGGCAGCAATTAAACCTAGTTCAACCCCTCAAAATAAAACTATAGCTATCGGCTTAAGTCTTGTGGCTCCCTTTCCTGGAGCTGGCTATGCTTACAAAAAAGCAATAGATTCTACTGCTATGGGTTTTGGTAAAAAAAAATCAACTCAACCACCAAAAGGAGGAGGAGGAGGAAGAGAAGGTGAACAAAAAATTATAAAACCATTAGTAACACCGATACAAGCTACTAAACCTATTGATACAAATTTAGTAAGTCCAAAAGATAATTTTTTTAATTTTGTTTCTTACAAAGTTGGAGGTTTATCAGGTGGAGTAAGTTATGGACCACCTCCTAAGAAAGGACCAAACCCACAAGTTCCTCCAGTTAAAATGAAAAAAGGAGGATACAATTAATGTGGTTATCAGCTATTAAACTTGCAATGTCTGCAGGATCAAAAATTTACGAGAACAAGCAAAAGACAAAGATGGCAATGTCTGAAGCACAACTAATGCACGCTTCTAAGATGGCCCGAGGTGAAGAACAATACCAGGGCAAATTGTTAGAAGCTAGACAATCAGACTGGAAGGACGAGGCAGTTTTAATAATTCTCTCGACGCCCGTCATGATTTTGGCCTGGGCAGTGGTATCGGACGATCCGACC